TTTTGACAGAGGAGTTGGAGAACGTAATAAAGTCATTGGCTGAAGACACGTTCGCCTCCCTCCTGTTGGTATATAGCGACGTATATCGTGTAAACAATGGAGTGTTAGCTGGACATCCACTAACGGGAATTGTAAATTCTCTGGTGAACGCAATCCTGCAATTGTATGTGTGGATCAAACTCACAGGCCGGCGAGCCCCCGAGTTTTTTGAACACTGCCAATTGATCGTCATGGGTGACGACGTAGTAATATGCGTCCCCCGATGGTTAATCGGCGAATACAATTGCACTAAGATTTGCGAGCACTTGAAAACTTACAATATACTGTGTTCGGATAGTAGCAAAAACTTTGAGAACATAAGACCTTACGACGAATTTGAAGAGTTCGAATTCTTATCGCGCGGATGGACGAGGCACGAAGTCTTTTCACGCGATCTTTATGCACCCGTCAACGTGAGGTCTCTATTTGACTGCCCCCTATGGATAAACGAAGGAGAAGAAACATACGCGGTAGTCGAGTCCATCCAGGCGACTTTGCTCCTGGCTTTTGATCATGGACCAATCTTCTTTGAGAGGCTTAAGAAGTTACTTTTATCAACTGGTAAACACACGAAATATGCCTTCTTCACATGGCTTGAAATATATTTAATGTTCTTCGGGAACGTATATAAATTTGAAGACCAAGAAGATGTCCGGATTAAAGGGATGGAAAAAATTCGCTGGTATGGGGAGACCCTACGTAACGGAGAATTGATGTCGGAGTATAGCGATTACGATGTTGCAACTATTGCACAGGCAGCTGCAGGTCACCCCTTCCTCAAGGGATACTGCAGGTGCAAGTACAACTGTATGCAAGAATTGGAGAAACGTGAGAACGAAGTCCGAGAGAAGCGAGCTAAGCAAGAGCATGAGCGCAAGGTGACGTCTGGCCACACAATGGGTGTGGAGACCCTGGGCGTCGACCAGTGGACTGGGCCACCTCATAGTGGCGGCGTCAACGAGGCTGCAGGAGCAGGCGTTGCCGTCGTTTACCGTGATGGTAGACTACCACCCACTGTACCAAGCGTACGACACGAGCATAAATGCTGGAAATGCGCGCAATGGTATATCCATACTCACCCTATGAGCTCGAAGGCCCATAGTCAGAGGGAGCACCAGTGCCCTAA